ATCCCCTTTAACAGTAACAGAAGAACTCCCAATCGTTCCAATAATCAAACTCCCGATATTCAAATGGTTTGAAGTGGTTGCAGACGGAGTATCTTCGTCATAGCCGATTATTATATTATCTGAACCTGAAGTTATTGAGTCACCGGCTTGAAAACCTAAAAGTAAATTATTGTTACCAGCCTCGTTTGAATCACCAGCCCTGTAACCAAGGAAAGAGTTATTAGCCCCCGTGATGTTGGAGAAGCCCGCATAAGAGCCCAGGAAAGAGTTACCCTCCCCCTCGGTGTTATAGTAGCCCGCATAAGAGCCCAGGAAAGAGTTATAAATCCCCGTGGTGTTGGAGTAGCCCGCTTGACCACCCACGAAAGAGTTATAATTCCCCGTGGTGTTTTTGTCGCCCGCCTGAAACCCCACGAAAGAGTTATTATTCCCCGTGGTGTTGTTCTCGCCCGCAGCATAGCCCAGGAAAGAGTTACCACCCCCCGTGGTGTTGGCTTGGCCCGCACGATAGCCTATGAAAGAGTTATAAATCCCCATGGTGTTGGCCTGGCCCGCACGATAGCCTATGAAAGAGTTACCCTCCCCCATGGTGTTGGAGTAGCCCGCCTCATAACCTAGGAAAGAATTATAGTCGCCCACATCGTTACTCTGTCCAGCGTAATTACCGATGAAAGTGTTATAATTTCCGCCCGTTATATTACTATTTCCAGCACCTACGCCATAGGCTATACTATTTGTTCCAGGCAATATCGCCACAATCGTTGAACCATCTATCTGATAATATTCAGCAGTATTTATGTTTCCTGTAACATCTAAAGTACCACCTACGCCTAAATTACTTTGCAAAGTTACCGACGAGGTTTCTGTTAAATCCACCTTTGTAGAGAGAGCAGTTGTAACTGTAGATAAGTCTACTCCTGAAATAGGTACGCTTGTCGCTGTGTCAGCATTACCTGTTAAGTCGCCCGTAAAACTATCAGCATACAAATCCCCGACAACCGTTACACTTGAACTGCCAATCGTTCCAATAATCAAACTCCCGATATTCAAATGGTTTGAGGTAGTCGCAGACGGAGTATCTTCGTCATAACCAATTATTATATTGTCAGAGCCTGAAGTAATCGAGTCGCCAGCTTGATATCCTAGAAGAAGATTATTATCACCCGTGTCGTTGGAGTATCCAGCCCTGTAACCAAGGAAAGAGTTATAACTCCCCTCGGTGTTCCCGTAGCCCGCATAAGAGCCTATAAAGGTATTGCTACTTCCTGTTGTAGTATATCGTCCAGCATAGCTACCTAAAAAAGTGTTATAATACCCTGATGTGTTTCTTTCACCCGTAAAATAGCCCAGGAAAGAGTTATAATTCCCCGTGGTGTTGGAGTATCCAGCCCAATACCCTATGAAAGAGTTACCAGTCGCACTAATGTTGGCTCTGCCTGCCTCATAACCTAGAAAAGAGTTATTATGCCCCGTGGTGTTGTTAAGGCCCGCATACATACCCACGAAAGAATTACCTCCTCCATTGGTGTTGGAGTAGCCTGCACCATAGCCCATGAAAGAATTATAGTCGCCGATATCGTTACTCTGTCCAGCGTAATTACCGATGAAAGTGTTATTATTTCCCCTTGATTCATTATTTTCTCCAGCACCTACGCCATAGGCTATACTATTTGTCCCAGGTAATATCGCCACAATCGTTGAACCATCTATTTGATAATATTCAGCTCCTATTGCTCCACTAACCGTTAAAGACGAACCTGATATTGTAAGCTGTCCTGTCATGGTATCGCCCGCTTTTAAAACATAATTAGGTGCGGTTGTAGCGGTTGTAGCGGTTGTAGCGGTTGTAGCGGTTGTAGCGGTAGCAGCGTTACCAAGTAAATCAATACCTAATACTATATTGCCTGAAGCATCTAATTTTACTAATTGGTTATTACCATTAAAAGTATTTCCTTGAAGTGTTACAGAAGAAGGAACTAAAGTAAGAGGCGCAGCAACAACACCAGTGCCGGTAAATTGTGAAGCATTTACACTTATACCTATCTCGCCAACTCCGGCAGATGTCATACTGGTTCCATCTTGAAATGAGATACCATAAGACCCTGTTGTCGTGGAAAAAACTAAATTGCTATTTATAAGATAAACTCCACCGTACGTAGTAATTGAACTTTGGAAAACAGCGCTATCACTATTTAGATTATCAAGCTCAGAAGCAATATTTAAAAAATTCTGGTTTACTTCATCAGCCTGGGGAAACCCGCTTACATTAAATTGTGGCTCATATCCATATAGTGGTGAATATAATAATATTAAGCATAAAAAGATTTTATTCATAATATTGCCTTCTTCTAGGCCGCGTTGGCCGTTTAGGGCGCCATCGCCGCATAGCTGCTTTACGGCGTGCTTGTGGTTTTTTTGCTCGTTGTTGTTCGTTGAAATATTCTTGGAATTCTTTTTTATCAATAGACCGGACATTTAAAAATAACATCTTCATAGATTCTGCTGGTATATCAAATTTTTTAAGTTCTGTTTGCCGGTGCCCGAGTCTTCGAAGTTTAGGATCTAATTCCTGAGAAACACCGGGAATTACATCAACAATGGGATTTATAAAGTTTTCAAACGCCGAATAGTCTTTTGAGAATGTTTTTCTCTTAATAGGATCAGCCAAAATTCTCATATACCTTAAATAAGCCCCAAAAGGGATGAATCCTGCGGCCTGGCCGCCAAGCACGGCGCTTGTAGACCTTCCTCTGGTGTATTTGCTCCGTAACCCAATAGCGGCGCTTACAGCGTGGAATATAGGCCCCATAGCAATACTATCACCGAGCCAATCTTGAACAGTTGCCCGTTTGCCCATTATTTCCCGCATATAAAGCATATCCCCAATATAAGGGAGATCATAAACCCGGACCCATCGCTCCATTTCCTCATCAGCGTAAAATTTAATCCGCCCTGTAGTATCGAATTCATACGGAAGCCTTTTAGCCTCCAAAGATTTAAGCCGCTCTTTACGATCATCAGCAAGTTTATTAGTGTAAGCGAGCATCAACCCACCAATTTCCATGCCAGCCATAGCCTTCGCTAATTTTACTTTAAAATTTGACTTATTTGCTGTGATTAATCCTAGAGGACTATACTCAGCATACATTCTATATTTATGATAAATGTAATTTGGATAAAGCATAATTCCTTTTCCGAGAAAATTATCCATCTTTTCTAATATCCATGGTTTATTTCCGTAGTCAAAAGTAACACTATGAGCCTTATCAGCAAGCTCATCGAATACATCAGAGAAATAATTCTCGCGGAAATCTTTAATAAATTTCATTTTATCTTGAGGTTTTACTTCCCCAGCTTTTACACCAGCCATATACGCTTTTTCCGCGAATGTAGATAAATTAGAATCAAAAGACCATCGTTTCCAGTAAGTCTCTATAGCGCCGAACGGAATAAGCGCTTTGTTAAATACTTGAACATCACCAAGAACCTCCGAATAATAGTTTAACCCAAGCATTTCTTTAGGTAATTCTTTAATTACATCAGGATTTAAAGCTCGTTTATAAGCTTTAATATCATTATTAAAAGCAGTGAATCCTTCCCCTAAAAGAGCAAGATTTAAATGAGTTAATGTTTGTAGACTACTTTGAACAAATCCACCTGATAGATTCCGAATAGCAGTAGACGGTTTAATTAAATAATTTGCAGCTATATATCCGATTGTTTTATCAGCCATTTCTCTTAAAAAGGCTGCTTTTTCTCCAAGCTCTGTTTTTTTTCGGATATTAAACTCTTTTTCGATACCTGCGGGGTATTGATATTCAGAAATTTTTTCAACATTGATACCGTTGGCTAATAATACATCTTTTTTTAAATCAATAACTTTTTTTAATACAGGTTTGTTTAAATCGATTTTAAGATACCCGCGCTTAACACCTTCGGAACCAATAGGCTCAACGACCAATGATAAAACATCACCTATCAAATTATTATAAAGATTCGCGGAAGAAAATTCAATTTGTCTTTGAGTTAAAGTCTGGAGAAGATTTTTATTTTCAAGTTCCATTTCAGCTAAGGCACCTGTTTTATATAATTCACCTTTAGGAGTTTTGCTTTTAAATAGATTCCCTACTTTAGCAAGAAAGCGCTCCGGAGCTTTAATAGAAGGAACCCACTCATACCCTTCTATATGGGAAGATTCAATACCATACTGAGCTTTAAGAACCTTACGCGCAAAGGCCGGGATCTCAATATCGAGTTTTGTTTTTTCGATGGCCTCATCCATAGCAAGAAAAGCATCAAAGACTTTTTTTGTTTTAGGATTTTCGGTAATCATTTTATCATACTCTCTAAAAGTATTTAAATGCCGATACAACTGAAAACTACCATCCGGAAGCTCTTTACCTACAAAACGTCCGTCTCCAAGCTCCTCACCGATTCTCATTATTTTGTTTTTTAGGATACCTGCGGGTTGATTAACTCCGCCGATAACTTCTCCGCCGACAGTAGTAAGCCCGCGTATAATATCATGTATTTTAGGAATATTGGCGCCTTTACCATCTTTGAAGATTGCTTTATTTCGGACCTCAGTCATTTTACTGATAGAACTTAAATTAGTTTCCATGCGCCGTTGCCAATCATATAACTTTTTCCCTTTTATTGGATCTTTAGCAATAACCTGCATCCTTTCTTCTTTTGTACCAAATACATATATTAACCCGTCTTTTAGATCTTTAATTTTATCCATAGCTGGCTTATATAAAGACATTTCTTTTTTTGGCTTATTGATTACTTTTTTAGCTCCGGAGCTTAAAGCTTTTCGAATCTCACCAGCGGAAGGCTGCCGGTAATCTATCTTCCCAGTTCCTTCAAGATCTGCCTTTTCAGCAGAAGTTAAAGAAACTCCATCTTTTTGAGCTTTATTCCAAATGTCGGTTAATTGGGATTTTGTTAAAACATCTTTTGGATTAAAAGCAACCGTTTGGTCAATAGTATCAACTCCTGAATCTTTAGCATCATACTCAGTTCCTTTAATAATAATGCCATCATGTCCTTGTGCCTTTAAATATTCAATAAATTGCTTATTAGTTTCTGGTATTTTCTCTGCCACATATCTTTCTTCCCATTTAGCTCCTTTTTTAATATATGTAGCAAATTGGTCCCTGTCATCCATAAAATGTTCAAAAGCATCTCTTTGGTATTCTTTTTTAAGTTGGCTTATTTTTTTAGATATTTTTTTTCTCTTTTCCACAAGTTGTAGTCTTTCTTTCTCATTGGAATTAAAAGATGGGGATGTATTAAGTGGAGATGGTTTTTCTTTTTCAAGTTTTTTAATATCTTCTAAAATACTTTCCATCCCTTTTGTTGAAGTATAAATTTTAGGATTTTTTAATTGAATAGAAACAGGCATAACAGTTCCACCAACATCTTTTGAACCACCACCTATACCCATAAAACTAGGTTCTATTTTATTGCTGAAAAATTTAGCGGCAGATTCCTCATTTGTAACCCAAATGCCAAGACTATTTGTTTCATTCTCTGTATTATTTCCAACACCTAACTTAAATTCTTTAAATTCTTTATTAGGAGTGCCATGATAAGCATTTGTTTTATCTTTAACAAACTCCTCAGCACTAGTAAACTTCCTAGCCTCTATACTTAAATCTTTTTCAATAACTGGAATTTGCCCAGTAGACTTTTGAGCACTGACCATTAATTCATTATACTCGACATTTGAAATCTTACCGGCTTCAAACCTAGACTTAGCAAATTGAGCAAGCTTATTTTGAGGTTCAAGCCTAGAGGGATTAATTGGATTCCTAGCGGTCTCAATAGACTCAGCCAGAGTTTTACCGGTA